TTTTAGAGTTACACGTCAATTTAGAGCTTCCAGACATAGATGATTACGGTTTTGCCGTACCTTATATCGTTACTATCTTAGAAGATAGCGATGAAATACTCTCAATACGACGTAATTGGGAGCAAGGTGACGAATTATTTCGTAAAAAAGAGTATTTTGTACACTATAAGTTCCTTCCAGGGCTTGGATTTTACGGTTTTGGGCTAATTCACATGATTGGTGGGCTTACTAAGTCAGCTACATCAATTTTACGTCAGTTAATTGACGCTGGAACGCTAAGTAACCTACCTGCTGGCTTTAAAGCACGTGGTATGAGGGTACAAGGGGAAGACGAACCGTTACGTCCTGGTGAATTTAGGGATGTAGACGTTCCAGGAGGCACAATCCGTGATGCACTGATGCCTTTACCCTATAAAGAGCCTAGTAACGTACTAACTCAGCTATTAGGAGTCATAATTGACTCAGGTAGACGTTTTGCTAGCATAGCAGACATGCAAGTGGGCGATATAGGTAGTCAACAACTACCTGTAGGCACTACGGTAGCTATGTTAGAACGTGGTACTAAGGTTATGTCGGCTATTCATAAGCGTTTACACTTTGCTCAGAAGAAAGAGTTTAGGTTATTAGCTAGTATCTTTAGTAAAAGCTTACCCCCTGTGTATCCTTATGATGTTCCAGGAGCTAGTAGAGAAATTAAAGCTCAAGACTTTGATGCTAAAGTTGATATTATACCAGTAAGCGATCCTAACATATTTAGTATGGCTCAAAGGGTAATGTTAGCTCAACAAGAATTACAAATGGCACAGGCAGCACCGCAAATACACGATTTACGAGAAGCCTATAAACGTATGTACGAGGCACTAGAGGTAAAAGATATAGACGGTATACTACCGCCTGTTCAAGAAATACCACCTCGTGACCCGATAAGCGAACAACAAGCATCCATGACAGGACAACCTATTAAAGCGTTTGAGTTCCAGAACCATGATGCTTATATTGCTGCGCATAGTTCTTTCTTACAGAATCCTATGGTAGCTCAAAATCAAACAGCACAGATGGCTATTAGTGCAAACATACAAGAGCACCAAGCCATGTTATATAAACAACAAATAGAACAAGTATTAGGGCAACAGCTACCAGAACTTGGCAATGAAATACCGCCAGAAGTGATGAATGAATTAGCTCTACTTGCAGCTCAAGCTACTCAAGTAGTAACTGGTCAAGCTCAGGCTATGGCTCAAGCACAAGAAAACGCACAAATGAATCCTATAGTGGAATTAAAACGTGAGGAAATTGCGCAAAAAGCACAGTCTGATGCCTTAAAATCTCAAGTAGATTTAGCTAAAATAGAATCAACGGAAGCTATAGCAGAAATGAAAATAGCTCAAGACAGGGAGGAAGCTCTTATGAAAGAAAAAGAGAGCATCCGTAAATCATACTCTGAGATACTTAAAGATGTAAGAAACTCAGATAACCAAAATAGAGGAAGATAAAATGCCAAGAGCAAAAAATAGAGGTAAAGCTAGTTCATCATTTGTAGCTGGTAATGCCAACCGTAGACGTATTGACGCTGAGTCAGTTAAGGGCAGAGCTAAAAAACGTGGCGGTGGTCAAATGAAAATGAAAACTGGCGGAAAAGCCAAAAAGAGGAAGTAACCATGAAAAAGGTAAATGTAAAAGGTCCTAATAGAATTGACTTATCAAAACCAGTACGAGTAAAAGATGTTTTATTCAAAAAAGTATTTGGTCAGGGTAAAGTTAAAACTCAAGGAACAGGTAAAGCTACACAAGGCACAAAGCACAACGCAAGTTGGAGTGGTAAACTGTAATGGGTATAAAAACGCATAAGACTAAAGACGGCAGAACTGCTAAAAAAGGTTTGTATTACAATATAAACAAAAAACGTAAAGAAGGCAGAAAAATGCGTAAGCCAGGAGCTAAAGGTGCACCTTCAGCATCAGATTTTAAGGCAGCAGCAAGAACTGCTAAAGCACACGGTGGTGAACTACACGGTGGTCAAACTAAACTAGATAAAAACAAAGACGGTAAATTATCTGGCGTTGATTTTAAAATGATGAACAAAGGTGGTGGTTCTAATACTGTTATGTGTAAAGGTAATGGTGTGGCTAACAAAACTAAGGTTACTAAATTAGCATAATTAGGTATACTGATCACAATGGCAACACCAAGAAGAGGCAAGGCTAAAGTAAAAGTAACTAAGTCTGGTAAAAGAGTAAGTTACGGTCAAGCAGGTAAAGCCAAAGACGGTGGTCGAAGAGTAAGACCAGGAACATCTAAAGGTGACTCGTATTGTGCAAGAAGTTTAGGTATAAAAAAGAGGTTATCAAAGAAAAAACAAAATGATCCGAACACTCCTAATAACTTATCAAGAAAAAGATGGAAGTGTTCTGGTGCTAAATCTAGAAGAAAATCTAAAAAGAAGAAATAGTATAGATGTTCGATAAGTTAAAGAAGTTAATTGCAGAAAGAAAAGAGCAGTTAACAGAAACACTCGCTAATGGCGGAGTGCAAGATTTTGAAAGTTATCAAAAAATCGTAGGCGAAATATCAGGTCTGTCGTTTACGGAACTCTTAATTAGAGACCTGCATAAGGATATAGAAGATGACTAAAGAAGTTGCCGCATTCGGCAAAGGTGGCGAACCGATACCTAATTCGGTTGACCGTTTTAAAGAAGAAAAAGTTGAAACTAAGGAAGATTTAAAATTTACTCCTGATAATGTTGAAAAAGATTCTAATTTAAAAGAAGAACTCCCTACCCCCACAGGCTACAGACTAATGGTTTTACCTTTCAGCAGAAAGCAAAAAACTAAAGGTGGTTTATACTTAGCTAATGAAACATTAGAAAAAGAACGTATAGCCACTAATGTAGGATACGTAGTATCGCTTGGTCCAGACGCATACGCTGATAAGGATAGATATCCTGGAGGTGCATGGTGTCAAGAAGGTGACTGGGTGATATTCGGCAGGTACGCAGGAGCACGAATCAAAATTGAGGGTGGCGACTTGCGATTATTAAACGATGATGATGTATTAGCAGTGATAACTGATCCTGAGGATATAGTTTCAGGCTAATATGAATCACGCAACAACAGGAGCAAAACATGGCAGATGAAGCCTTGCAACAAGAAGAAGAGTTGACGGAAGTTGAACTTCCTGAAACTGAAGGTGATGAAGAGGGTGAAGTTGTAGAAGACGAACAACCTCAAGAAGAACCTAAAAAAGAAGAAGCTAAAGAATCAGATGAGATTGAAGATTATAGTGAAGGCGTTAAAAAACGTATCGCTAAACTTACTTATAAGATTCGAGAAGCTGAAAGACGTGAACAGGCAGCAATAGATTATGCTAAGTCTGTTCAGGGTGAACTTAATCAGACAAAAAATAAACTTTCAAAAACTGATCAGAACTTATATGATGAGTATAAAGGTAGAGTTGGGTCTGAACTTCAGTCTGCTCAAGACCGATATAAAAAGGCATACGAGATGGGCGATACAGACGCAATGCTCGAAGCTCAAAAAGATGTTGCTAAATTAGCAGTAGAAGAGGAAAGCCTTAATCGAGTCAAAGCAAAAAATACTGAAGAGGTACAAGAACCTGTTGTTGATGTTGAAAAAGAAATACAATCTAGAAGTCAACCTCAACAACAAGCTCAAGTAGAAGCAGATCCTAAAGCTCAGGAATGGGCTAAACAGAACGAATGGTTCGGCTCTGACGTAGCTATGACTACTAGTGCTTTTGCTTTTCATAGGCAACTAGTAGAACAAGAGGGTTACGATCCAACTTCTGATAGCTATTACGCAGAAGTGGATAAAAGAATGGCTGAGGCTTTTCCTCATAAATTAGGAAAAACTCAACAGAACACTGTGAACGAGGTAGTAGCTGGTTCAAGTAGAGGGTCTACAACAGCAAGAACACGTTCACGTAGAAAAGTACAACTCACACCGAGTCAAGTAGCAATAGCAAAAAGATTAGGTGTGCCACTAGAAGAATATGCTAAGCATGTTAAGGAGTAGAAAATGGTAGATAAAAATAATGAAACTACTAACACAGATCGAACCTCCAGATCTGCAGAAAGTCGAGAAAAAACTTCACGACGAAAACCATGGAGTCCACCGTCTTTATTAGACGCACCCAATCCACCAGAGGGCTATGTATACAGATGGATACGTGAGTCAATGGTTGGGCAACAAGATCAAGCGAATATGTCTAAACGTATTCGTGAAGGTTGGGAGCCAGTAATGGCTAAAGACCATCCTGATTTTGAAGCACCATCCCTTGATGAAGGTAAACACGCTGGAGTCATAGGAGTTGGTGGCTTAATCCTCGCTAAGATGCCAATCGAGACGATCGAAGAAAGAAGGCGATATTACGCCAGACTTGCTAACGATCAGATGGATGCAGTGGACAATAATCTTATGCGAGAGAGTAATCCTATTATGCCTATAGACAATCCGTCTAGGTCATCTAAGATTACTTTTGGAAGCGGAGGTTCTAAAGGCTAGTACTTTAGAACTATATTTTGAACTTATATTAACAATAAAGGTGATATAAATGGCTAATGTAAATGATCCTAACGG